CTCAAGGACTGCCAAGTGAATGGCCCGATCTTTGCAATATCGCTCTGTAACATTGACCAACCATCTTTCATCAACATCCTCAGCTGCCAAGGAACCGAGAGCCTCCTGAGTATTCTTCCAAGTTTCTTCATTTAGATCATTCCTTTTCTCTATCTCAATATGTAATGCCTCCTTTGAAGGTAATGCATTATATTCATCCATGAATTTGTAGAACTCATCAAAGATGATTTTGTTCTCACTCTTTTCAAAATACTCATTCTTCAGAAATGGTAAGACTTTCCTTGTATAGTTCTCGTTCTTGAGCAAGTGACTCAGAATCGTTGTCTCTGTAGATAATGTCAACAGCATCCTCCTTTCTTAATCCTTTTTCTAAGCATGATATTAAAATGTCTCCACAAATTTTGTGAAACTCTGGTTCGTATGTGATATGATTATCATTCTCATACCTACACATAACAATTGTAAAATGAAGATCTAAACCACCATCTTTTGTTTCTTCGCCAATCTGTACCTCATTGTATCCGTAGATGGCTCCCTTGAACTTACCCTCATCAATACGAATTGCAGTAAATTCAGTCTCATCATCATCACGAACTACAAATGAGTGCTTGACTGTTTCTATATCTTTGTACTCAGACATAATGCAAATAACTCCCTAAAATATATTTGTCTTGACCCACTGGAGCGTTACCTCTGTGTATAAATTCCCATGTAGCAGGAAACACTAGTACTTTACCATACTCAGGAGTCACTTTCAAGTCTAAACTGACAAACTCTGTTTCTCCACCTACAGCCACGTCATTAAGGTAGACAAAGAATACCAGAAAACGCCGTGCAGACTCATAATCGCCAACGTCAACATGATCCAGAAAAAAAGAACTATCTCTCTCATATTTTTTCATTCGTAAGGCTTCCCAAGAATATTTTTCAGGCCACTGCTTGGGATGCAGTTTAGTTTCAATTTTGTATCTATCCATAATACTATGAAACCGATTGTACAGTTCCAGATTCATCTCATTCTTACCACCATGATCCATGAGGTTCAACTCCCAGAAATGCCTGTGGCCTGGCATTCTGGTTTCCTCATGGTTTTCTTTTGCGGCCTCAAAATACTCTATGAGGCCATCACATTCTTTTTTATCAAATATCTTCGGATACGTCCGAATCCACCTGTCCATAAGTAAACTCCTGTTCGGCTGCTTCATCCAATTTTTTCATCACATCTTCGGTGAAGTATTTTTCTGGATCTGCATAGATTGATTTACCATACAACTGTGTACCATTCATGTCGTATCTATTTCCAGATCTTTGAAACACTCCATGTTTTTCACCAAACTCTAGGAGCCCATAATATCTGTCAATTCCACTCTGATATCCCAACTTGACATCGACCATCTTGTTTTCGATTGTCAGTCTGGATTTCTGATTCTTACAATGAATGATATTACCCACAACTTCTGTACCATCCTTGTCCTTCTTCTTGGACAAGTAAACTATGGAACTGGCTGCATACTTGAGTCCAGAACCACCACCCATCTCTTTTGTGGGCATATAAGAACCTATCACATCATAGGTATGATTTGTAACGATCAAAGGAACATTTGCACGACCTAACTTGAGTGTCAGAACACGAAATGCAGCTTTGATGATCTGGGATCTAGTCATATCCCTTGTGTCTGATCCTGCAGCTGTATCTGCAAGTTCTTTGGTAGTTGATAGATTACCCAGAGAATCCAGAACAAACATCATTGGTTTCTGTTCGTCTGATTCCAGATATGCATCTAAAATCTTGATTGCCTGAGTACGGAACTCCTGTATAGTAACTACAGGAAGAATGACCATTCTTTTTGGGTCTATACCTCTACTAACTATAAGTTCTTTAGGTATAGCAGATTCAGACTCAAAATACAAAACACCAGCGTCAGGATTAGAGTCCAGAAAGTTCTTGACCATGCCCAACGCAAAATACGTTTTGCCTGTGGCCGACTCGCCCGCCAACGCTGTGATTTTGTTTGAAGGTAAACCCCCATGAACAGAACCAGAGAGTAGAGCGTTAAAAAGAAAACTGCCAGTGTCAATATAGCTGTTGACATCACCAGCGGCCACTCCGTCATCGACAACGGAAGCATATTCATTACCCGACTCCTTTATAAATTGACTAAGATTCATTCACCCTCACGATTTTCAGATTTATCAACATCGAAACCATCTGGATATCTACCAGACAATTTCCTTGTATTCTCTGCAAGTACCTCTTCCAATGACCATCCCATCGAAATCATGACTTGTTGAGCATACCACATAACATCCCCCAACTCACCTTTGAGTTTTACTCTCAACTCGGCAGTTGGTTGTTTACCCTGAAACAAGAGCTTCTTTACTATATCTAGTAATTCTCCACCCTCTGAACAAATACCGATTGCACCAGTGAGCAACCTCTGAGGTTGATTCCACCTTGAATTGTCTTGTAATTCATCTAACCTTTCGATGAAAGTGTCACAATCCTTGGTGGCCTCACTGGTCACACTGTCTACAAATTTTCTATGATTAGTTACTTCTGGGGAATCCATTATTTTACCTTTCTTTGATTGAATACGTTAAAACATTTACGACTACAAAACTTTTTGTTAGGGCCCTTATAAGGACTCCAACAATTCATACATTCTTTATTCATGAGAAAAAATCCATTAGGGTTGCCTGTGTACCATAAGTGTCATCAATGTACCAATTGATAGCACCAGTAATAAATTTGAGAGGTTCAACGTATGACTTCTCAAACTGTTTCTCATAATCAATATACTTGTTAATACCTAACTCTTGTGGACAATCAGTCACAAAAGTAAAAGCATTGCATTGATAAGGATTGGGATCTTTCAAGTGAACAAACTTGATCTTCTCACCATCCATGATCTTTGGATACTTTGACAATAACTTATTGATTTTGAGTTGATGATTATAAACCAATGCACCTTTAACGTGCATAGGCGTACCTTTTCGATAAACGGAATTATCATCTTTCCATTTACCCATACCATTACATGATCTTGGAAATGCGATAGAGGCCGCATCCATTTCCATCCACTCCTTGCGAAAGTCTTGAATGAAATCGTTCAGTTCCTTCTCATCACCAACCATGATCAACTTGAGAGCATCCTTAATCTTATCACGACAAACTTGGGGAGTCGATGACTTGACTGCTTCGATGCCCATCATTTTCAGTTTGGGTTCTGCATACTGCACACCCTCTGAATTATGTACATTCAGTATGTACCTTTTCTTTGCGGTCCAGATACCCTTGTCTGCAATCACCTCACGTTTCATTACCATCTTTTGCTCGTATGCATTAACATACTCAGCAAGTTCTGCATACTTACCATCAATGAAAGGTTCGATCTTATCAGTGCAAATTTGATCCAGAAACTTTACTGGATCTTTTGGATTGAGTTTATCGATCAACTTCTCAAAGGTGATGTAGACTGAATCTGTATCGGATGCAATCACGTAGTCTTCATTCTCTGTTTTTAGAATCTCATTGAAGTATCCATTGAGAGCCTGTTCAATCCAGCGAATTGACAACTGACCACCATAGGTAACTGCCTCTGCAATACGAATATCATAGAACCGAAAGTACTGATTCCCAACTGCACCATAAGCAGAGTTGAGTGCAATCTTGAGTGCCATCTGTTTGTTATGCAGAGATGCAATCTGATTCTTGAACTTGGGATCTTTTGTGTCCTCATATTGTTGTGTGGCTTGCAACATCTTCTTCTTGAATGCAGATCTCTCATTGTACATACTGTACAACAGTTCAGGAAGAAACCCATGTCTATTTCTGGAAAACAATGCACCATTTGGAGTCATCGTTTGATTCACCTCTGGAAGATGATCAGTAGCGGTTTCTTTGTACAGCATACCATCAACGCCAGGATGAGTCTCACTCATACCTACAATTGTCTCTGGTGAAATATTGTACTGCATGATCAGATGAGGATACAGACTGTTCAGGTCAAAACTCACTACCCACTTGTGTAGTCCCACTTGTGGATCTTTCACGTATGCACCAGCAAACGCCTCTTTCTTTTCTTGTCGAACTTGAAACGGAACCTGTATATTCTTCTCACGTAGATAATTGTAAATGATGATATCCCACATTTTCACTTGAGAATAAACATCATTGTAGTTGCACTTTGCATAGTAAGCCATAGTGAGTTGAAGATCGATCAACTTCATCTTGTCTTCAAGAGCATCCACCAGTTCTACATCCATGATATTGTAGTCAATGAAAGATTGATAGTCTTTCTGATACCACTCACGAAATGTCTCATAGGGATTTGTGTTCTTCGCCTTACCCAACTCAACAAAACCAATATGATCCAATCGATAACTCTCTTGTGCTGTGTAAGTATATTTCTGATACAGTTCTAGGTAATCAAGTTGACTGATACCAACCAGATCAAAAGCAGTATGTTTTCGGCCCATACGAAATACGTCAGCATCAAAAACAGAGTTCCAAGGAGAAAGTTTCTTTGACTCATCTTCACCAAGTCTGACCTTGATACGATTGACCAAATATGGAATATCAAAAAAACGAGAGTTCCAACCAGTGACCACATCTGGATAGTTAGAGCTCCAGAAACCAATAAACCTTTGAAGAAGTTCGTCTTCTGTATTACATCGAATGTAAGTGATATCGTCACGATCTGTGTTCCACTCATGCAAACCAAACACCACAAACTTTTTGGTTTGGTGATTCTTGAGTGTGATAGCATTGACACGCTCAATAGGATGATCCACTTGGGGGAATCCATTCTCAGATTCAGTTTCGATATCGATAGTCACCACCTGAATTTTGTTGATATCCCACTGGATCTCTCCACGAAAGTTATCGGAGATCCACTGATAAGGCCAACGAGTGAAACCATACAACATTCCAGGCTGATTGGAATACTGATCGACAAACTCCTTTGCCTCTTTGATAGTTTCCTGAACCATTGGAGTCAGGAATTTACCATCAAGAGATCTGTATTGAGTTTGTTTTCTGACAGGGACGAATAAGGTAGGTTTGTACTTGAGGCGAGAAGTGACACGTTCTCCGTTCTTGATGCCTCTGACAAGAACAGAGTTACCGAATACTATAACATTAGTGTAAAAATCCATATATCTCCAAGTTTCATCATATAGTACCTCAATGGATTCAAAAAGTCAAGTCTTTTATCCATTCAGTTGCACGTTGGGAAGGACAATACCAGAACCAAATTTTGAGTTCCAAGCATTGACTACATCATCAACTGCATCAACAATACAAATAGTCCAATCTAAAGGAATGGACACATTATCATTTTTGGAAAATGGAGGCCAGGGCATGAAACCTAGACCTTGTTGTTGGGGCATAATCTGGCAAGGATTGGCGATAGCAACAGAGTCTCCCACAACTGTTACATCTCCAACTATTTCCTCACCAGATTTAAGTTTTACTAATTTAACATCACTCATCCTTTTTCTTTCCTATGTTATATTTTGTTTCAAGAATCCA